AATACTACACCCGCCTCGTGACGTGTTATTTATAGCCAAGGGACCTAAATAATTGCAACACATACCCCTGAAGAATTTTCTTTTTTGCGCCGCGTAACCGCATTTTATTAGTTTTTGCTCCGCAAGCATGCAACTTTAAAATATTTACATTCTGGCCCCATTTCCATTTTTTTTCAATACGTCGTCGTTTTAATTAGAAATTATTTTTTAATTTTTTCATTTCATTCCTTCTTGTTTTCAAGAAGCAAAATTAATTTATTTATGCCCCTGCGGGGCCTGATTTCTTCAAAAGAATAGTCTGTATGCAAGGGTTGTTTTTATTCTATATTTTTTTTTTATTCAATGTATTCACCACACATTACATCAGCACTATGGTGTTTAAGACAAACACCACATGGTATACATGGGATTACATGAACCCTATCACTACTAATCTTCTCAAAGTCTGGGAGAAAATTAGACACAACTACAACATGAATACATTTAATTAAAGGAGCCATAAGAGGCTCGTACTTATTACTAACTATTAACCTATCTTTAAACATCTCTATTAAACTGTATTGAAGATAATCCTTCTTATCACGAGGAATATCAAATACAATATTATTGCCTAAACATCCTATGTACTGGTAAGCTACATTATCTGCAGATCCTCCACGTGTATAGAACCAGGACCCACTTCTGTACAGGTCTCTGGCGAAGGTGGATTTTCCTTCCCCACCATCAGGTCCGTAAACCCAGAAGATAGTGCGGTCATCTGGGTCCCGTTCGAGGAGCGTCTTCAGGCGCGATTGCCAAGATTTCAAATTTGAAATTTGAATCTCAGACGCGCTCTTCTGGAATTCTTCCTCAGCAATCTTTGCCTTTACTCGTCGGAAGACGGACGGATTTTCCTCTGCCATTCTCACCGGAGATCGAATTACGAGTTCCCTTTGTCGGCGTCTGTGAGAACCAGCAGGACAGTATTCCCCAAATTCGAAGGGACCAGAAACCCTAGTTTCAGGTTTCATACAGTAATCGCGAGCATCGTCTGTCTTACGAGCTCGCTGTTTCTCAAGATGGGGCTTCAAATCCCCAAAGATAGCCTTCACCTGGCTCAGGGTCCTCTGACCCTTCAGTTGCAGATAGCCTTGCAGGTGGCGACGTCGAGTCGTGGGAGACTCTTCCTCTTGCCAGCAGGCATAACTAACGTGAGTGTTTTCGAACAGGGGAACCAAGTCAGGAGCCGTAGCGGTCAGGAAGAAAACCGTGAAACACCACCATTGAGCCTTGAGAGCAGGCATGTTTACTCAGGGAGCAAATAATATAGAGAGAGAGAAGAAATGTACGGACAGGTCTCTAGCTTGGGGGTCTCGAGGCGGGGT